CCTCGCACGACCTCGGCTTGTCAAGATGAGAAACGAAAGCAGAAAAGAAAGAATAAAATGGCCTTAAGACCAGCCAGGGCCACCGCCAGTACACTCGAGCTCAACTTGTATGGCAAAACGGAAGGCACGACCAGGCGCCGGGTCGGCAGGAGGAGGAACATCCTCGCCAGCTTGGGCGACCGGAGGGAGGAGAACAGGCTCGAAGACACCAGCAGCAAAAGAGACATACCCGAAATCAAGCTCGCGACCCCTCAATTCGCGCTGAATCCCCGGAGGGAACGGCCGATGGGTTGAGTTGCCAGCATTGGGCGTGTCGGTCCAGACAACCGTGCTGTGCCCGACAGCCGTAGACCCGGCAGCACTGTATGCGAGATAGGGGACGAAATTGATCTCGGTGCCGTGTTCGGCATCCTCGTTCTCCCAAGTGAGCTCGTGGTCGATGAGCCCGAAGCCACAGGTGATGGCCGGGGTGCCGCGGGGGACCTCGACGAGCGGGAAGACGTGGACCTCGACCTGCTTGACGAAGACCGATCGATAATCGGCCCGGTAGGCCTCGACCTTCTCATGGTCGCGGAAGAGGAAGCGCCCGAGAAGGACGTTTGAATTGAGGACGACCGAGCAAGCAATCTGTCGCAAGATGGGTGGCGTGGTGGTGGTAGAACTGCCGGTTGGGCCAGTAGTCGTGGTCGGAGGAGCAGCAGCAGTAGAAGAAGCAGTAGCCATGGCGAAGAAATATTGATGTTGAGAACGATTGTGAACATCAATGAAAGGGACTTGTAAAGACAGTTTGGAAAGAGCGTAGGGGAATAAATAACCACAACCATATAGTCATACAGGAACATCAACGACCCGGTAATGCCAGCAGGCGGCATGTGTCTCGGTAATAACGACACCGGGGGAGGCAGGAGCACTAGAAAAAGAAGGAACGAAAGTGGCAGGTATGCCATGTGATTCGAAAAGAGCGACAAGGTTAGAGGCTGTTTGATTGCGGAACCGCCGGTAAAAAGCAGGAGGACGCCCGGGAAGCACAACTTTAGCAACGGAAGCGGCGCAATCGACAGAATCGACAACCCGGATCATGCTACGCTCGACGACGCTATGGAGGGAGAAGAAAACATCTCGTCGACGAAGGGCACGAGCAAGATCGATGCAGAACACTACCTGGTCGCCGGACAGCGCAGGATATTTGCGGACCATGGCGGTAGTGAGCACGTCCACATCAACGTTGGCGTAATCAAAAGGTCGATCGATGTAGGACCGGTAGAGCGCCTCAACGTCAACAGTTGGATCAGCAGGCCGGCAGAGATGCTTCAGAACTGCGCGAACCGGATCAGCCAAGAGCACACCATCATGAATAACGCGATTAGCATGCTCAGCGATGGCGGCCGTCTCAAGCTTAAAGATGATGATCCGCATAGAAGGCAAACCGGCCATGGCGTGCGGGCGAAGATTCGGCAACCAACCAGTAAAGTCGTCGCCTTTTTGAAGACCTAGAAGACGATCAGCCGCCTCATACCGGCAACATAAAGCCGTAAGCATCATGACGCAGTTGCGGAGGAGCGTGAAAGGATCGCCAGAACCCAGATTGTAAGAAAGATGTCCTGAAACCGTGCGAGTGTCCTGATGAGCGACACGATACAACGAACAATATTCTAGGTAGAAAGCGACAACTTCTGCATCAACGCCGAGGGAGAGCAAGACCTCTGCGAAGCAAACGAGAGTGGGCAACGAATGTGTGCTATCTTGGCGCGAGCAATCAAACTGCAAGTTGGCCTGCGCGAGGACGCTGTCAAGACCTACGCGACGCATCTCCGAAGTGAGCTCCGCGTCAGTGAAACCAACATCTATGATGACGCCGTCGCGTAAGATACGCGGTAGATTACGGTACCCACGCAACGCGGCGTCGGCGAAATAAGCGCCGAAGCTCGCAGCGTTTGAGATCACGGGCTGACCATAAGGCAACGTCGCAGGGAAGAACGGGATGGGCTTGACCTTCGCTTGGGTCTTCATGAAGAAACTGGCACGAAGGGTGGAAGCATCGGCACCGAGCGGGCTTACGCGATCAAGCTGCAGCAAAAACGACTCTAGACGCGTGCTCAACCAATTTCGCGACTGATCGTCGACGTGCAACAAGGTACTTTCCTTGCGGAAGAGACACCGAGAGAGACGTGCGAACAATCGACGACCTTCAGCAAAACCTGCAGTGATAGCGCTCGTTGAGAAAGACACGGACGTCTGTCGATCAACGAAATCGCGAATGGCTCTGTGTGAGTCGCGAGAGAACTGCATGGAGACAGCTTGGTCGACGTCGTGGAGCCCAGAACGTGGGACGCGAGAAGCCTCATGTTGGCCCGAAAAGACAAAACTGCGAAGACGACGAGCAGTAGACAAATACAAGTCTTTTGAGCTTGGCTCGGGAGGAGCAACGCCACCAAGGGAATAGATCAGGTTCTGAGCTTCAACGCGAAGGGACGCGAGGGACAAAGAAGGGACAGTGCGGACAGAGTGGTCGAAAGGAGCGTCGGAATTTGAAAGAACGTTTCTAAAACGAATGGTATCTGAGGCAGCAGACACAGACTGGTTAGGGTAACGAGCGGTGAACTCTGCGGCTCGACCAGACCTAGCGGCGGTGAGGAGAACGTCAGACGCAAACGGCACGAAAGAACGATGATCGAAGGGGGCGGTGACGCGCGGCGCAGATCGAAATTCGAACCCAGGACACATCGCAGACGACGTTGCAAAGTCAGCAATAACCCAACAAAGAAGGTGATGTCGGGTGAAGACGACGGCACGACGACCCGGATTCCACCACGGCACACGTCCTTGAGGCGTCTGCGGAACGACTAATACTCGCTCAGCACGCATACCTTGGGCTTGACCGACCGTGACAACAGCATCGTGAACGGCAGCATGCTGTTCATGAGCTCGGACGCGCAAGTCAAAGCCTTCGACAGATCGAAGCCGAGGGGCGTTGACGAAGAAAATCGAGTGGACCAGCGTCGAAGTCGTGACATATCGCCCAGGATTGACGTCATGTGACCGGCAATACGCATAAAGAGCATCGATAGGCAAATCGAAACAATGCCATAGTTCCAGATTGATGCGCAAAAGCCGGTGCGTCTGAGGAATGTGCGCGCCAGGAGAGCCTTGCCGGAAATCACCGAGCGTGATGAGCCTAGTAGCGCCGAGAGCAATGGCACTACGCACGATGAGATAAACTTCTAAGGTAGTGAAGTTAGCGATCTCATCAATAACGACGGTGTTGATGATCGGGCGGCCAGGATCCTGCTCAAAGGCGCGAACGAACGGCCGAGGAAGCGAATGCCGAGTAGATACAGTCGCTAAGCGAGCGGACGGAGTGACGACTTTTTCTTGCCACTGGTCACGGAGCGCCTTGGAAGGGACGACAACCCAAGCGCGCTGCCCAAGGGACCGCAACAAACGCCGGACGAGGGTCGACTTAGCCGTGCGCGGCGGACCAGAGATGAAGAGAGGCTGAATGGGTCGATCGCCACGCGGACTTCGTGCAACTTGGACCATGCGAGCAATGACTTCGCAAAGAGCAGGAGAGAGATCCAAATTGTTGCAGATTTCCTCGTGCGTCCTAGCAACTCCATTCGTCTGAGGGAACGGAACGACGACGGAGAAAGCATCCGGCCGGTTTGCCCAATCAAGCAGAAGGGCAGCAGCCCCGACCGAGGGAGCGCGCACGACAGGATCTTGATCAGACAATGGTTGCGCCATCGCGGAAAACGCGCGGTCAGAAGCGACTAAAGGTGCAAACGTATGATAGTCCCCATCAAACGTGAAGGCAAACTTGGCACGGTAGGGAGCAGGGTCGAAATGAAGTCGCCGTACGGCGTCAACGCGGCCAGAGAGGACAACAGGGACGGGGCCAGCAGCAGGGTCAGGATCGGCAACGTCGGAGATAGAATCATCCACATCAAGCTCTGGGTGCTCCAACGGATCGAGATCTGCCGCAAAGTCGAGAGCGGAAACCTCTGTAGACGTGTCGTCGGCGAGCAACACAGGGGAAAGAGCCGGAGAAGGAGGCAGAGGGAGATAACATTCCCGATCCATCGACGGGCCAGCTGGATTGCACTTTGACACCTGCTGAGCAAGGAAAGCCGCGTTGTCCAAACTGTCGAGGAATGCGATGTTGTCGTCGATAGCAGACAGGATGGCGTTAATATCCTCGACACCACCACGTAAACAAATGGAACAACGACAGGCATCAAAAAAGACTGGGAGTTGCGGGACAGCGACCTCTTTGCCAGACTTGACCAGGCGAGGCGGAATCATCAGCGGCGGGAGAGACATGAGGGAAGCCGTCTCAGATGTATCGCGCGAGTCCGGAAGCGGAACGTCTTCAGCCGGGAAGAGAACACCGACGCGTGCAAGTCGTCGATAGTAGTGCCTGTTAATCTCACGAGCTATGCCTTCAGGAGTCGCGAAGGGCCATTCGAGGTCAGGACATGACCTGGCGGGAAGTGTGAAGTAAGGAACAACCGCCCTAGGCGCACGAGACGGAACTGCAGGGAGAGACGTAAAGGGCGCCGGCGGATAATAAACACGACGCACGGGTCGCAAGGCGCGCGATGGGACGACGACGTCCGGGACATGGATGGCAGGCGGGATCTCGA